AGTCGGCGATCTTCCCGTCCAGAGCGGCCAGCTCGGTCTTGGTGCGCTGGGCCAGCATTTTGAGCTGGTCAATGGTAGTGTGCTTAGACATATACAAGTCCTCCTTGAAATTATTTGGTTGCGGCTATTTGCCGAAAACCTCATCGAGAATATCCGCCACTTCTTTGTCAGTGGCGGTGTTGTCGGGGATTTCCTCTCCGCCGGGGTTATCCGGCAAGATCGGAGCAGAGCCAAAAGTGTCATCCAGCATGTCCTCGACCTCGGGGTCCGTGGCCGTTTCACAGGCGCTGTTCTTGATCTCTCGGAAAATCTCAGCCAGAGTTTTTCCCTCGAATCCGGCGGCAGAGAGATCTCCGATAGCCGCCATGATCTCCGAATAAATTTCATCCGGCATCGGCGTTCCCGTAGACGAACCAAGCCCAAGACTCCCGTCAGGGATAATCATGCTGGTCTCACACCAGATGGTGGCCTTGCGAGCCTCGCCATTCACCCCATATAAGCCGATCTTCAGCTTTACACTCCCATGTTTCAGACACTCCGCCGGAATCGTACATCGGTCCTCCGTTAGAACAACAACGATGCTGACAGGCCCCGCCTCAAAGATAGCGGTCTTGGAGAAGCCGTTCCAGCTTTCGTCGAAGACGAGCTCAACCTCGTAGGGTTTCTTAGAGTTCTGCCGGAGCGTATCGTCCCTGACCAGCATTGCCCATTGGTCTTTGATTTCGATCACCAAAGCTATCACCTCCTCTATGCGCCGTTGGCCGACAGTTCCAGACGGATGACATTCACCGTCAGGTCCATTGTCGGGTCGGTGTCATTTTTGAACGTGATAAAGCCAGTCGTGGTGATGTTCCGGGCCTGCACGTTGCACTCCAGATACTCCTCACGGCTGGCTTCGTCAGCGTCCACAAGGTACTTATGTGTTGCCAGGGCTAACAGACGGCTGTCGGCGACAGTGATCTCCCCGTTGGCCCACCCGGAAACCGGGAGAACCAAATCAAAAGAGATGCCCAGCACATCGCCGGTTCCCGTACCGTTCCGGCCATTGTAGACCGAAATGGTCATGGTCGAGCCATCCGTCATGGTCACGGTGTAAATATCCGTAGTACCAGGAGTGTGGTCGCCCTTGGTGAGCTTGATATCCTGGATACCGTTTCCAGTAGGACCCACCAGGTCGCAGGCAATACCACTGTCCAAATACTTCTGCTGATCGGCATCCCAGATCCACCAAGTCCCATCCTGGGGCTTTGGAGGCTTACCGCTGTACTGCTGGGCAGTAAGGGCGCTTTTGGCGGCAGAATCCTCAGACTCCTTTGCCTTGTCCTTGGCGGTCTCCGCATCTGTTTTGGCCGTCTCTGCGGCTGCCTTGGCGGCCTGAGCGGTTAACTTTGCCGCTTCAGCATCGTTTTTGGCGAGCTCTGCGGCGGTTTTTGCCACCAAGGCGGCGTTCTCAGAGCCTTTCGCTCCATTTTGACTGATGAGAGCCTCGTCACGGGCGGCCTCCGCATCTGTTTTGGCCGTCTCTGCGGCTTCCTTGTCCGCTGTGGCCTGTGCGCCAAGGGTCTCCACGTCAGAGCGAATCGTCTTGACCCGTTCCTCGGCGGCCTTTGCCTCAGCCTCGCTCTGGGCGGCAGCGGCCTGAGAATCGGCGGCCTCCTGAGCCTTTTGCGTGGCGACTACTTCCGAATTACCGGCAGCAGTTTCCGAAGCCTTGGCTGCCGCGGCGGCATTTGCTGCGTTAGAAGCCTGCTGGATCGCATTAAGCTCCGAAGTTTTGGCGTTTGTCTCAGAGGTCTTGGCGGCCCTGGCGGAGTCCACAACTTCGGTCGCCTTCTGCTCAGCCGTGGCGGCTGAAGCCTTAGCTTCGAGAGCGGATGCGGCCGCAGAGTCCTTGGCTGTCGCCGCAAACCGCATAGCCTCAGATGACTCTACATTCATAGCTACCAGCGCGTCATGGATGGAACCTCGTACTTCCTCGCCATATACGGCGTCCAGAATTTTTTGCAGGAATGTGGCAATGTTCGCCAACTAAATCACCCCTAATCTTCCAGCATCCAGTCGACTCCCAAAATCTCCTCGCCGGAGAGACAGCCGATAGCTTCCGTATACTTGGCCGTCATCAGCTCGACCTCGTGCTCCATCTCGTTGAACGGGGCCATCTCGTCGCAGAACTTCTGGAAATTGGGGGAATCGACCTTAATGCCGATGGTAGTCTGGCCGTGCTCGCCCTTGACCTCCTCGCCATACTTTTCAATGAGGCTGTTACGAAACGTCTCGTATTCGGTAAGGCATTCGCCGAGGATACGAAAGTTTCGGGCGGCGACATACCCGATCTTGTCCCGATGGGACAGAAGCGGCCGGAGCTGGTTCAGCATTACGGCCATCTCAGCGTTTTTGAATTTTTTCTTCACAGTTATTCTCCTATTCTGAATCAATACCATCGACTCTGGCGCTGGAAAAATCAACGCTTCCGGTAAACTCAACCCGGCCATTAAAGCAGATTGTTCCGCCACACGGGCTGGAAATATAAACATACGGCCCCCATACGCCGGCATCGTAATATTCAATGCAGAACATATGATAACGGCTGCTTCCATACGGCCCATACAAGTTGAAACTGCCTGCATCTCCTCCGGCAATGACGTTGAATTCACTGCCATAAAATTCGCCACCTTCGATAACCGGAGATCTGATTGTTGTTGCCCCGATATAGGTGGACCGAATATAGCTGGGCAGTTCGATAGAATCTGCCAGACGGTATGCCTGGTTCGCTTTGGCATAAGCGGCATCGGCGGCGTCATAAGCGTCGGCAGCAAGCGAGTTGGCATTGTTCGCCTTGACATTCGCCGTCGAGGCAAGAGAATAAGCCGGGTTGTAGTCCAGATTTTGATTGGTCACCTGCGCCCAGTTGATAGAACTGCCAGCGCCCATGGTGATGTTGCCGTTGATGGTGATAACGCCTGTGGGACTGACAGCAAACGTGATCGCGCCGGTGTTCTTGTTCCGGATGGTCAGCCCATACAGGTCGAGATAGTCCGAGGAGAACTTACTCCCGGTCATCATGCTGTTTCCATAGCGATCCAGAAAATCGGAAGCCTGCACAACGCCCTTGAAGTCCCCGCTGGCCGCCACGAGCTGGCCGCCAAACGTTCCTTTTGCGCCGGACAGAGTCCCTGCAAAGGTGCCTCGTCTGGCGTATAGGTTCCCTTCTTCATCCACGGTAAAATTTCCGTTCCCGATGTTGATGGAGCCCTTTTTCATGGTCAGTTTTCCGGTGGTAAAATCCAGACTGAAGTTGCCGCCATAATCCTTGAGCACGCCGGCCCGAATCACATTGGCATTCAGCACGCCAGTAGTAATGTAGTCAGCCACAATGGACCCGTCCATAGTGATGGCCAGCCCAAAGGTCTTGCCGCCATCGTTGGAATACCCCAGACCATTCATGTTCCACTTCCAGAGCTTGTCCGCCTTGGTGTAGTCCCGGATGTTGGAAATATAAAGGGTCTCCGAACCGTAGTCGTCCTTGGTGATGGTGATGTAGCCGGTGGTAGCCATGTTCATGATGTGGGTAGCGTTCTCCTTGGCCTCTTTAAGGATGGAATGGGCCTTGGGAAGATCGTCGATCTTCTGGAGAATGGCCGCACTGGTCTGATTGTTCACACTGCTGAGGCTAGTTTTCACCGTCGTGCCTAGCTTGAATTGGGTCTGATCCGGGTTATCCAACGGAATTTCCAGCTTGGTCACCGGAAACATCCGATCCAGTCCGTGAGGCCTGGAGATGACTCGAATCTCATCCAGCAGCTTCACTGCCTCGATACTCACATCCAAATAGTGAAGGTCCAGGGCGCTCAACTCTAACTCCATGTTGTCAAACTGGAGGTCTCTCAAATAGGCCTTTGCCTTTTCCAGAAGCACCACCGGATCACTGACATCATTCCAAGTGACGACCTTCTCGATCCAACCATAGGCGGCGAAAGCCTCGTCCGATTTAACATACATACTCCCGTTGTTCACGCTTTCCACCGTCAGATAGGCGTCCAGTGCCTCGATGGGGCTGTCGTCCAACCGGTTGCCGAGAGGCACAATGACCGTGGCGAACTCCGTAGAGTCCCATTGCTTGGTAAAGTCGATCATATTGGAGCCAAACTGGATGACCTGGCTACATGTGTCAGGATATTCAGCCAGATAGTCCAGATACCGGACCCCGTCAACCTTCCTTACCCGCATATGACCGCCGTACTTCTCGATTAGGGCGTTAAGTATCGCTAAGGTTTTGTCGTTGTTGGTGTAGTAAGTAGGAAAATTCTCGTCCACCATCGTAACCGCGCCGATAGAGAACTGCCGGTTAGCCCCAACCTTGGAATTGTGGACCCGAATCAGCTCTTCCAGATAGGCTCGGATACTCTGACCTGAAAACTCCGCTGGAGGCTGGGTGCTGTCGTTGAAATAGGCCAGTTCCCCCTCGCAGTAGAGGTCCCGGTTGTTGTAAAAGTCCATGCTCTCCGAAAGCACCCGCCCGGCCCAGATCTCTACCCCGTCCTTCTGAACGGAAATATCCGTGGTCATGCGGGCAATGCTCCCGTAGCCTACATTCTTCTGGGGCAGCTTCATGGTCAGGGACCCGGCGGCGTTGTCCTCCAACGTCAGCTTGGGGCTTATAACCTTCATGCTCTCCAGAGCAAAGACGTCGCTGTAGATGCAGACGTCATCCGCATAAATGGAATACATCAGTCATAGCCTCCCTACTCTAAAATCGACCGACACCGTCGCCGAGCCCGCGTCGCACCAAAAGTAAATGTCGGCTCCCATATCGCCGAAGAAAACGAACTCTGGAATCTGCACCGTTCCATCGTGAAGAAGCTTCGTAATATCGAGTTCCAGCTTAGGGTTGACGAAGCGGGCGTGAACGCCCCGACCAGCCGTACTCCGCACAATGAACCGGGGGCAGATTGGGGCTCTTCCAAAGAGCTTTGCATCCAACCTCTTGACAGATGTCGCAGTGGTAACAGAGATGTTCTTGAACAGCGTGGCGCGGATAACGCCATTTTGAAAGTTGAACGGGTCCCAGAGCCAGTCGTCGATGGATGACAGCACCGACCACTTGTACGGCCCCACATCATAGTCGATGGTGATGCGTGACCAGTCCTTGTCCGACTTCCACTGGTTGACCGCGAAACGCCCTTCGTAAAAATACTCAGGGTCATCCTCCAGCACAGCTCGAAGACTCTGCCCATGCAGATAGTCCATGATGTCGGAATAGGCCATATGCCAAGGCTTGAAGTCGTTCATGACGATGAACTCGATAGAGCCCGTCCGGTTCTGATACACCGGATACCCGGTGAGAGCTTGCGACAAATCAATGACGCCGTCCCCACCTGGAATGTCCAATGTCTTCACCTTTTGCGCAGGAGGGTTGAAAACAGGCCGGGAAGAGGGGACCAGCCGCCAGTCATCCCAGGTGTTCTTCTCGCCAAAGGTAACAGAATGATACACGTTAGTTCCCCCTTCCCCTGTAAATTGCCCTCTGACCAAGGGCTTCGTCCATCGGAGCGGCCATCTGACCGACCATCACTCCGGTGTCCAGCACAATCTGCATCCGTTCCAAACGTGCCGTCATTTCGGTCATTTCACCCCGAAGAATGCGAAGTTCTTCCACCACGCTGGTATTGTCAACCTTAACAGTCATCTGACCTCTGTCCCCAGAGGAACCGAACGCCAAAGCCGCCTGCCCCACAAGGCTCATGGTCATCTTGGGGTAAAACAGGCTATTAAGTTCGTTCGCTCCCTTTGTCACGTTGGAGAGGTCAAGAACCGGCTGAATGGTGGGCTGCATATCCATATCACCATCCATCAGGTCGCTGATGGTAGAAATGGCGTTGGAGAGACCGCCCTTCATAGACTCCGCCATGTTCGCCCCTGCGTCGTAGGATTTGTCTGCGTAGTCGCGCAGGCCCTTCACGAGACCGAGCCCCGTATAGTTGCCCAGTTCTCGGGTAACGCGGGATGGCGAATTGATCTCAAGGGTATCCTTTATCGCCTCCACGCTGGCGAGGGCCATACTTGTCAGCTCGTCAATGAAGCTGGAACGCTCCGACTTCACGCCTTCGGTCAAACCAGCGACGATCTGCTTGCCAGTCTCATCCCATCCTGCTTCACGGAGAATCTTCTGAGCGGTCTCGGACATCTCCTCCAAATCCTTCTCGGTGTTGGTCTTGATAAGTCCGACCTTCTCGCCGAAGTCCTTTTGAAGCTGTTCCAGTTCTGCGTTGGCATCGGCGGCGACCTGATCCATCTTCGTTTGCCACACAGCACGATACTCGTCCAGTTCCTGAGCCGCGTCAGCACGAAGCTGAGCAATATTGTTCTGGGTCTCAATACGGAGCCCTTCCAGTTCGCTGACCGCCTGCTCCCGAGCCTGACCGTGTTTAACAGACCAGAGAGAGGCATACTTCTCCAGCTCAGAGTCGGTCATGGAATTCAGCGCCTTGATCTGAGCAATGGCACTGGGACCCATATTTTGAAGTTCTTCAATAAGCTCGGAATCCAGTCCACGACCTGTCAGACTATCCAAAATATCCTGCCACTCGCCGAACTCCTTGACCTGCCCTTCCAGGTTCTTCATCAGGGTATCCCCACTGACGTCCTCCCGTTCCTTGACTGCGTCAAAGAGACCATAGGAGCTGTAGAGGCTGTTCTCGCGGGATTTCAAGGCGTTCTCATACTGATCGTTGGCCGACTTGATATCCTGGGCCAGCCTGTCGTTGATGGATTTGACCTTGTCGGCGTACTCCTGCTCCAGGTCAAGGCGCTTCTGATT